GTATTCAACTTAATGGTCGTCAAATCTATGATGATGGTGTCAGAGAGTTGGATGAAATCAGAGCTAAGATGTCAAGTGATTATGAAATGCCTCCACTAGATATGATTGGATAATGTTAAATCCTTTTTTCCTACAGGGTTCTGAGTCAGAACAAGGTTTAGTACAAGACTTAATTAATGAACAGTTAAGAATGTACGGACAGGAGTGTCATTACATTCCTCGAAAGTTAATGACATCTAGAACCATTATGAGAGAAGTGACTGAATCAAGATTTGATCAGGCATTTCCTCTCGAAGCATATCTCATGAATGTTGATGGATATGCTGGACAAGGAGATATATTGACAAAATTTGGTATTCGAGTTACCACAGAAGCGACATTTGTAATCTCAAGAGAAAGGTTTGAAGAGTCAGTCGCACCCTTTTTAGAAAAACAAGAAGATGATTATGAAATATCAAACCGACCAAGAGAAGGTGATTTGATATTTGCACCTTTGGGTAAAAAATTATTTGAGATTAAATATGTTGAGTTTGAAAAACCAAATTATCAATTAAGAAAGAATTATACTTATCAACTTACATGTGAAGTATTTGAATATGAAGATGAAGTTATTGATACTAATATTGAAACAATCGATAAGGTTGTTCAAACAGATGGTTATTCTGCAAGACTAATACTTGCTGGTATAGGTAGCACCGCAACTGCAAATACAACTGTAGTCTTTGGTGGAGTTCAACAGATATTTTTACAGAATGATGGATTTGGATATGCTGCTGCACCTACAATTGGTATCACAACATCTGTAGGAACAGAAGCAACTGCGGTTGCGATCATGACAGAGAGAACAGGTATTGCAACTGGTAAATCTATCGATAGAATTCTTTTAATCAATCCTGGCAGTGGATACATAGGAATACCCACTATAACCGTGCCAGGCACGGGTATAGCGACTGCTGGCATCACATCTCTAGGTTCTGTAGGTATTGTTACCATCACCTCTGGAGGATCAGGTTACACTACAACTCCAAATGTTGCGATTGGAACTGCTCCTGAAGGAGGAACTAATGCAACTGCGGAAGCAGTCATGGTTGGTGGAACGATTCGATCTGTGAGAATTAGTAACGCTGGTGCTGGATATACTGTTGCACCAACAATATCAATTGGTGTTGCATCAACGATTGCAGATGGTAATTATATCTTTAATGAAACAGTTCAAGTATCCTCAAGTTCTGGTGAAACTGCAAGAGTCAAGGTATGGGATGAAAGTTCTAGAACTCTTGATGTCAGTATGCTAACTGCAATGCAATTCCAAGTTGGTGAAAGAATTACAGGTAATGAATCTGGTGCGGTTTATATCATTGAATCTGTCAATTATGATCAACCAAATAGTTATCCAAATGATGAGTTTAAAGCGAATCAATATAATGATAATGCAAACTTTGAGTCCGAGGCTGATGCCATTTTGGACTTCTCTGAAGGCAATCCGTTCGGAACATTCTAAATAGTTAGAAAGCTTTGATATGTTAGGTACTTACTTCTACCATGAAATATTAAGAAAGACAGTTATCGGTTTCGGAACTCTCTTTAATAATATTAACATCCGACATAAGGATACGAGTGGCTCAAACTTCAGTGTCATGAAAGTTCCTTTGGCGTATGGGCCAATGCAGAAATTTTTGGCAAGAATTCAACAACAACCAGATTTAGAAAGAGAGATCGCAATAACTCTTCCCAGATTATCTTTTGAAATGCAGGGAATACAATATGATCCAACTCGTAAAACAGGAATTGCACAAACTTTTCTTGCAAAGGGTGGAACAACTGCAAAGAAAGTTTATATGCCTGTTCCATATAATGTTGCATTTGAACTTAGTATTATGGCTAAGTTAAGTGATGATGCATTACAGATATTAGAACAGATAGTTCCATACTTTCAACCATCATTTAATATTACAATTAATCTAATTGATTCAATTGGTGAGAAAAAAGATATACCAATTGTTTTAGAGAGTATAAATCAAAGTGATCAGTATGAAGGTAGTTTTGAGACTCGTAGAACTATTGTTTATACTTTAGGATTTACTGCGAAGACTTATCTATTCGGCCCCGTTGCAGATAATCCAGAAGGTCTTATCAAGAAGGTTGATGTTGATTACTACACTAGTACAAATACAGTTACTGCTAGACGTAATATCAGATATAGTGCAACACCAGCTGCCAAAGAAAATTATGATGGTGATGAGGCAACTGTCGTTGATGGAGCAATTTCTGCGAAGGTCACACAGTTTAAAGTGAGTTCAACTACTGATCTTGCTGCAAATCAAAGAATTATCATTGATACTGAAATCATGAAGATTAGAAGTATCAGTGGTCAAAACGTCACCGTATTCCGTGGTCATGATAATACGATTGCTGCTAAACATGAACATAATGCACCAATCGGTGTTCTTAACACAGCAGATGATGCATTAATTGAATTTGGTGATGACTTTGGATTCAATGAAACATCGTCATTCTTTAGTGATGGTAAAAAGTATAGTCCATCTCAAGGTATAGATATCTAGGAGAATTATGAAAAATTTTGATTCTATCGAGGAAGCACTTAATGTTGATACAGAGGTCGTTGAAAACGATAAGATTGAACCTCGAAAGAATCAACTGAAAACAAGTGATCAAAATGATTCCGAAAAAGACTATGAATATAGTCGTGCAAATTTATATTCTCTTGTTGAGAAAGGTCAAGAAGCTGTAAATGGTATATTAGAATTAGCACAAGAATCTGATTCTGCGAGAGCATATGAAGTTGCTGCAACAACAATCAAAGCAGTCGCAGATACAACAGATAAACTTATTGATCTTCAACAAAAAATGAAGGATCTTGAACAAGATCCAAACAAAGGCCCCACTAATGTAACCAACGCATTGTTTGTTGGTTCAACGGCTGAGTTATCAAAATTGATTAAGAAACAAAAAGAAGATGATAAATGAAATCACCAGAACTCACAGAATTTTTTAGTCTTCTCGGAGAGGCCAAGAAAGAAAAAGAAGAGGAGTTTAACAACCTTCTCAAAGAGGCTGACATCAATCTCGATGTCTTAGCTTCAACTGTTTTTTCTGGAATTAAAAAGGCAAAGGTAGCAGTTAAAGAACAAAAAGAGAAAGGGGAAAAATTTATCGAACAACTTGATGTTGTTCTAGAAGATGTTAAAAAACCTGAAGAAGTTGTAGTTGGAGTTCCAGAAGATTTTGATATTGAATCTTTGGAAGAAGAAGATGACTATGAAGAAATCAAAAAAGAAATTGGAAGTAAGAAGAAACCAAAAAAACCAGCAGTTGAGGAAATAAAAGAGGACGAGAGTGCCATCACAAAGGCAATCAAGTTTATTGAAGATACAACAGTCAAAGAAGAAACTGAAAATGTAGATACTGATGTACAGTCAGAGATAAGAAAACTTAAGAATATTCTGAATCGTGTTCTTGCACAAGGGCCAGGATCTGGTGAAGTTAATCTTTCAAAACTTGATGATGTTGATGAAGATACTGCAAAGGTTGATGGTAAGTTCCTAAAATATGATGAGTCAAGTGGTAAATTTATCGGTGGATCTGCTGGTATAGGAACTCAGGATAGTCTGAATACATCAGGTATTATCACTGCTGCACAGTTCTCAGGATACAGTCATTTAATTGCACCTCACGCATCAACAATAACTATCACAGTTAAAGTTGCAACTAAGATAGATGGAGAACACAGATATTATGGTCAAGGTAGTAGTTTAGGATATAACTTAGATAATGTTCAATCACCATTTTTAACACTTACACCTGGCAGAACATACCGTTTTGATCAGAGTGATAGTTCAAATAGTAATCACCCACTTCGTTTTTATTATGATGCTGCGAAAGCTACTTCATATACGACTAACATAACAACGAACGGAACCGCTGGTAGCTCAGGTGCGTACACTGAAATTGCAGTCACTGATACAACACCAACAGTATTGCACTATCAATGCACAAACCATGGCTATATGGGAAATGCCGTTCAGGTAAATTCCAATGTTATTGATAGTCCTTCAGGTGGAACAGTAAGAGGTAGTTTTACAGCTACTGGTGCTATTTCTGGTACAACCATCACAGGATCAAGTAACGCTTCATTTTACAATCAAATTAAATTAAGAAGTGATGATAGCACTCCAGCGAGAATTGATTTATATTGCGAATCAAATAATGCACATTACTTAAGATTACAAGCACCACCTCACTCTCAGTTCTCAGGTAATCCAACTGTAATCTTACCAAACTCAGCTGGAACTTTACTACTCAATGATGGATCTGGTGCAAGTTTAACCAACTTAAATGCATCTAATATTTCATCAGGAACAATTGGTGCTGCAAGAGTTCCAACACTGAATCAAAATACAACAGGAACATCTGGTGGATTAACAGGAACACCAAATATCACAGTTGGTTCAGTTATTGCTTCCACTGGAACATTTAGTGGTAACGTTACAATTGGTGGAACTCTAACTTATGAAGATGTAACTAACATTGATTCTGTTGGTCTTGTTACTGCAAGATCTGGTTTAATCGTTGGAGCTGGTGTCACAATAAGCAAAGATGGTGACGGATTCTTTACAGGTGTCACAACCGCAACAACTTTTGTTGGTGCATTAACAGGTAACGTAACAGGTAATGTAACAGGTAATGTTTCTGGTTCATCGGGGTCAACTACAGGTAACGCTGCAACTGCAACTGCTCTGGCAAATGCACGAACAATTGCTGGTGTATCTTTTGATGGAACATCAAACATTTCGTTAAACAATAATGCAATCACTAATGGTGCTGGTTTTATCACTGCAAGTGATGATATTACAGGTAATGCTGCAACTGCAACTATACTAACAAATGCACGAACAATTGCTGGAACAAGTTTCAATGGTTCTGCAAATATTGATATTGATTTTGATAATCTCACAAACAAACCAACAATACCTACTAATAACAATCAACTTACAAACGGTGCTGCATTTGTTACATCTTCAATTATCAATTCCCTGAACGCATCAAACTTAAGTTCAGGAACAATACCCGACGCAAGATTTCCATCTGCATTACCAGCAATTGACGGATCTGCACTCACAGGTATTGCAAACACCGCAAATGTAAGAACAGGTATATTAGATGTTGCTGGAATATCAACGTTTAGAAACGATATCATTGTTGGAACTGGTGTTACCGTTAGTCCAGATGGAGATATATTTGCAACAGGTGTCACAACTGCAACAACTTTTGTCGGTGCATTAACAGGTGATGTCACAGGAACTGCATCTAACGCAACACTCGCAGTTAGTGCTCAGGGATTAACAGGATCACCCAACGTTACAGTTACAAACGTCAATGCTGTTGATGCAATCATCAGTGGTAACTTATCTGTTGCTGGTACAATCACTTCTCTAGATCAGAATGACATCCTTGCAACTGGTATTATTACTGCATCAGCTGGTGTGGATCTTGGAGATCCAGGCATCATCACACTTTCAAGTGACACTTTGACAACAACATCATCAAGTGCGGACACTGTTGCAAGTGTATCTGCGTCAGTGAATCGTTCTGCAACTTTCCAAGTTCAAGTCACTAGAGGAAGTGAATATCATGTGACAACAATCAATGTTGTTCATGACGGAACGAATGCTTTCTTGAGTGAATTTGGAACAATTCGTACAGGTTCAATACTTGCTACCTTTGATGCTGATATTAGTGGTGGTAA